TATGTATCTACCTCTGTGATCGTTTTAGAACCATTAAAAGTTGCGCCGTTACCACTTACCGTTACTACTTGACCAACAAAGAAGTCGTGTGCTGTATCAAAATACAATGTGCCTTTACCAACAACATGTGAATGTGCAGAATTAAATGCTTGATTTTTCCAAAGGTAATCTGTAATTATATTTTGTCCAGCCTGACATACTTCTTCAACAGTGGCAGAAGAATACAAACTGCCCAAACTCAAATTTGCTCTGAGTTCGGCTTCTGTGCAAAATGTGGCTGCCATAATTACCTTTCTTAGAGTAAGGGGGCTAAGGCTTCCAAAGCCCCCTCACATTTTTTAACAGTCTATTAAGACTTGTTGAACTTGCGGATTCCGCCCGCTTGCTTTGTTAGCACGCTTGCATATCCGTAAATTTGAATAGAAATTTTTCCATTATCAGCAAGTTGAACCTGTAATTTTGTAACAGGTGACTCGTAAAATGTAATTGCTTCAGGTACTACTAAGAAGCAAGAATCATCAACAAATCCTGTAGCCAATACGTTCTCGTCCACGTAAAGGTTTGATCCAAGTACAGTACCAGTCAAAGATTGACCTGAAACGTTACCTGAATTGTTTTGAGGATTTGAAGCTGTATAAAGCGCACGCTTTGTTGAATCTTGCATGCCCATGATTGCAGCCCATACGTCAGTTGACGCAATAAGGTTACGTGCAAACTTACCTGTTGACTTCTTTGCTGCAGCTGCTTCAGTTGCAAGGAAAGATTGAAGTCCATCTGCGTCTGCAGTTGTAGCAGTTGCGGCAGTACCGTCTGCAACAATTGTTTGTAGAACTAACTTGTCAGATTTCTTAGCGTAAGCATTATTTAGCTCACGTACAAGCTCTGAATAAAATTCAGGTGATGATCTATCGATCAATTCCCATGTCACTTCATTTTTTGCAGCCAGTTTAACGATTGAAGCAGTTAAGTAACCTGATTCCATTTCAACGTTTGTCATTGCTGCGCCTTCATTAACTTCGTTTACCTCAGGGGCAACAGTTAATTTAGGAACTGTAAAACTAAGTCCGCTGGCAGGTACGCTGCCACGGCTGATAGCGTCAATTGCTGGACGATCTGAAATTGTTGACGTTACGAATTCCTGCATGTGCAACGGAAGTGTCAGACCAGTATTTGTGGTTGTAGATGAATCTGCAGCTAAAATAAGTTGACGAGCTGAATCATCACCCATTGCTGCTTTGATTGTGTTTTCTAGATATTGTGCTGAAGACATTGGTGCAATGCGTGGGGTTGTATAAACCGCCGCTGTTACTGTTGGGCGAGAAGCTTCAACCGCTGGGGTTTCTACTACCTCGTCTGCAACAGGCGTATCAGGTGTTGTGTTTTCCACAATTTCCTCTATTTCTGTTTTGGTTTCGGTTGAATCTGCCTCTGCATTTTCAGACGCAGCTACGGAAGTAACAGCGGCACTCGCAAAAGCGGCAGCCTGTACAAGGCTGACCTCTGCGAGCCTAGCTGAACTAACTCTATAAACGCCGTTAACGTTTTTGCCTTTAATAACTTCAACACCAACTGAGAGACCGCTGCGCAGGTTTTCCGACGCTTCAATTAGGCTGTCTGTTCCCCGTGTGGTGTTGGAGACCTTAAATTCTGCATAAATACCTGAATTATCTTCAGTTACATTTTTCATACGTCCAATTGGTTGCTTTGGATCATGTTCTAATAAAAGTTTAATTTGTTTAGGATCATCAATTTGAATTGAGTTTGCTTCAAATACAACTTTACCTGCACTTGTGTTTCCAATTTCGTCACCAAAAGGCACGATCTTGCCAGCAATGATTCTACGAGATTCTGACGCTTCAAGGTCAGCTGCAAAATTAATTATTTCCATTTGGGCTTAGGTCTTCCATTTCTCTAGCTTGTTCAACGGTGATTAAATCTAATTGCAATAACTTTTCTACAACTGCAAGCCTTTCCATTGGATCAGTTCGTAAAAATCCTGAGTCAATGTCAAAGCGGATATATTGCGTGCTAGGGCTCAGATCATCTTGTGAAAATCTTTTTTCAATCGCTTGGATATAAGGGGCTAAAGTAAAAGCAACAAGTTGACGACGGTTATCTAATACGTTTTGATAAACCATACTGTTGTTTTGATCTGCATTTAAATAAAATGCGTCAATGTTAAATAATCTTGCAATTTGAGCCGCACTATTTTGTAATGCGTCCACGTACATCATATCTTTAGGAGAAAAAGCTGTAGGTAAATATTCAAGGCTTGCCGTTAAGTACGCCGTTGACCTCGACTCACGAGCTCTGCGCCAAGCTGCTAATAATCCAGCAACTTCCTTTTCACCCATATCCGCACCATTATTTTTAAGAATTCCTGCCGGTTGCGGTGTGCTTGAAGCAACTGCTACTGCCTTTTCTAAATCTGCAGCTGATCTTAATATTCTTGCACCCGAAGTTAATAGTGCGTCTTTACCAATTTGAATTGTTACTAAACTACCAATCCCTGACATTGGTACGGGTTTTCCATCTACGTGGTAAGTTTTTACAAGCGTGTTGTTGTTGTTTAATTCAACTGTAACTCTAGAGTTAACAACATATTCATAACGTGCCGGTCTTAGGTCGTCCGCATATTCTTCTACCACTTGCAAATAAGCGACTGAGTACCAAATGAGACTGTCAACCAACCAACTAATAGTTACATTGTTAGGAGTATTTTTTTGCAATTGATTTACCCATGGAAGATTTGGAATTTCTTCGCCTGTTGCTTTTGAGTAAGTTTCTAATTCCATGCCGGAAATAATTCCGCAAATAATATTACGTGCTTGTTGTACCGCTGGTATTGTAATAGCTTCGGCACGATCAAAACTTAAAGGTTGATAAGGTTGATAATAATTAAAATTATCGCCCATAACTGAAGGGGCTAATTGTGCCTTAATATCTGTTTTTGGTGTTATGCCGATTAAATCTCGAAAAAATCCCATTGGAGTATTATATCAGTTTTGTGCGTCATACGTAGATCATTGGTACAGAAATTGGTTTAGATAACATGTTAACGCACATAGCTGTAGCAATTGCCGCCGTAACGTCGCCAGCGGATTTTCTACGGATAATTCTGAACCCTGAGTCATTATATTTCGCAGCGCAGTTATTCATACTGCTTACCCACTCCGGTTGCCCCGAGTGCAACAACCTAAAATTAGTAAGACTGTCGGCAAGTTCCCCACACGCCTGATAAAAATTTTGCCCACTTATATCAATTAATTTATGACCCTGTTGTTCTAATTTTTGAGCAATTGAAGCAGTAGCGTATCTATCAAAGGCAATTTGAGAAGGTCTATATTTTAAAGCCCAGTCATGTATGGCTTGTGTCATTTTCAGCTCGTCAATGGCTATATCTGAAGTAAATGTCTCCATAATGCCCACACCAATCTTGCCATCAACTATTTGAGCTGCAACAAGTGAACCGGTGCGTTTTGACGGGCTAACATCAAATGCAAAAACTGTATTTGCACCAACAGGCAATATAAGGTCAGATTTGCTACAAGCTTCAATTGAGCCAAAAGTCCATGGCGATACCTGAGAATCAATCCAAACTGAAAACGTTTCAGTCAAGGTGGTTTCAATTGAGTTTGTAGCAATTGATTCTTCAATAGCTTCTTCAGTAATGGTATGCCCTAATGCTGGGTTACTTATTGCCCACAATTTACGATCATGTAAGTTTTGACGAATCGAAGGCGGTGCGCTGTATTCATAGAATCCAAATGAAGGACTTGGATATTCCATTGCTTTCGTTCTAAGGTCATTGAGGACTGTACTAAAAGCGTCTCCGGCGTTGCTGCAATAAAGACTCATGGCGTTAGCCCTTGCACGGGTGGTTGGTACTGCAGCTTGAAAGCCCTCAACTGATACTTCACGTAATTCATCAATAAATAAGAAGTCGCAGCTTTTTCCTCGACTGCCGTCTCTCGTTGCCGCAACAATCTCATAACGAGTGTTGTCAGTTAATGTAATTGATTCTTGTCCATTGGTATATCTGATCGCCTTAGTCTTATGAAGTAACACGTCATTTTCTTCAATAGTGTTGGCAACAGCTCTAAACACATCAAATGCCATTGATCGGTTTGAGGACAAGCCAATTATGTTCTTAGAATCAAAAACGAACATATGAGCCAAAATCATTGCTTTAGCAAGCGTAGTCTTGCCGTTTTGTCTCGGGCTGATCGCAAGGTTGGTACGTCTAATAAATTTACCGTCTTTATTTACACGCAACATGTCTTCCATAATGCAAGCTTGCCAAGGCAACAGTTTTATGTTGATCGTATCCAAAAATTTTACAACTTCAGGCAGCCGTGACTCTCCTTTTAGAAAAGGTGTGTGAATTCGGGGTTTTACAGCCCCTATAAGCGGTTTTTTAGTTGCCCCTCGTGTCGGGACATTACCGGCGGTCTGTTTAGGCTTCTTAGGGCTACTCATGGCTTTTCAAAGGGACTTGGCGGCTTCGTCATGACCGTTTCAGGGAGAGGAACGCCTGA